TCCATTGCGAGTGGTGTATCGAGCAAACGCCCGATCATGTGCGGTAGATCACGATGAGGACGCGACATCACGCTGCCTCCCCATTATCACGACGCTGTTGCTGTCGCTCATCATCATCCAGCTCGTCGTCTTGCCCAGGTTGCGCGGCACCTTCTGGCAGAATCGGAGTCAGTCCGGCTTCACTCCTGAGCGTAGTTATGCGTTTTTCATCAGCAATGATCTCTTCGTCGACATCGTCCGGATCTTCGCCACGTTCTTCGATATACGAACTGCGCGACTTCAGATTCATTTTGATTGCTTCGATATCGGCCTTGATGTCTTTCAGAGGATCGACCCAATCCCAAGGTGGCGGCATCCACTTGACCTCAGAGAACTTATCCGGATCATGCAAGAAGCCAGGCAGATCGAGAGCACCAGACATCACAGCGACCGGCAGCCACCACTGATAGATAGGACGACACATCTGGAAGATAAGAGTCTCCCACTGGAATTGTTCGATGCGGCGCCGCACCGCTACCATCGCAGCGCGCAACGAGGAATAATTGGCCTTGCTTGTGTCGCCGGTGAGGTCGAAGTATGGCAGACCCATCGACGCTGCCAGCGCCAAGAGGGCTCGATATTGGAACGCCTCGTAATTCGGTCCGACATCGGCTGGCTGATTGAACTTGATGTCGTAGCCCTCGGGCAGAACCGGCACCGTTCCTGGCTCCATGTCGACATTCGTCGTACCGACAGAATCAGGCTCAGCATACCCGCCTGCACCATCCGACTGAATAAAGCCGGACCCGGTGAGATCTTGGCCGGCTGCGTGCGTGACGACGCCCATATGCATTGCCGCGCCCTTCTTGCGGATGATTTCTGCGTCGTCGTATTGGTCGAGATCGTAGAGCTTAACCATGCCAGGCGTCATAAACGGCCGGCCGCGAATCTGGCCGGGTCGCAACGGCTTGAACAAATGCAAGACCTGCTCGGCGGGCACACGCACGCGCTCACCCACCGCTACTCCAGACTGTGTTCCATCACCGGGATGTGTCCTCCAGAAGTGATAAGCGACCCGCTTGCCAATGTGGTTGAATTCGACCCCCATCCGGATCGCGTTACCACCGGGTGCCGCGAGAGTGTATGATTCATCGAGCTGGTCAGCTTCGAGCAGCTGGATCTGTATTGGGACAGACAGACCATCGCTTGCCCGACGATCGCGTCGACGTAGGAAACACTCGCCAGCGTCAAACATCGCTCGCGCGGCCATCGATTGCAGACCATAGACATCCGTCAGGCCGTCCGCATCGGCCTCGTCAGTCCATTTCAGCCAAGCCTTGCGGACCGCGCGCTTCTGCTCGAGTGTTAGATTCTGTGGTGACGGCTTGATACCATGCCCGGTCGCGTAGGCGACAAATGTCTCACTCGCGTTCGCTCCATACGGAGTGTTCGAAATGAGCGAGCGAATACGGGCGCGCAAGAGCGGCGCTTCGGCCGCAAGCTGACTATTGATGTGCTGGCGAGACGGTCGCCATGGACCTACGCGCGGCGACTGTGACGCGCCGCCGTACGAGATGGAGCTAGGCTCGATGTGACCGGTAGTGGTCAACAAGGCGTCGGTCTTCTGACGAGGAACAACCGGAGCGGCTGACGGTGCCGAAAACGGGAGCAGTCGACGGCGCCAGGTTTCGCGGATGGCAAACGAGAGCGCCATCTTACCAGCCGAGCCCATTGTTGCCGATGAAACGAAGACGTTGTGTCTTGTTCTTGATAATCAAACCACCGGCAACGAGATCAACCTCCATCACCGCGAGCGCCTTCATCATGTCATCGAGCGAATGATAGGTGACGGTCGTTCCGCCGTGTGTCACGGAACGCACGCCTGCGCCGATTGCGGCTTTCAACACATTGTAGTCGTCGACGGTAAAGGCCATCAGAATCTTCTCATCTGCATGAAATTACTTCTTGTGACAGGTTGTCGCCTCGTCACAAGATGCGGTGCCACCGCGACCTTCTCCGTTGGCCTTGCCACAACAGGCGGCTCATCTTCAACAACAATCGGTGATGGTTCAACTATTTCCATCGCCTCGACCCGCTTGACCAGTTTCTTGAAGTCAAGTCCCCTTTCATGAATGAGACCATGAAGCGCCGCATACGCATAGACGCGGTTGTCGAGCGCTTCATTCGAACGATGATTTGGAAGATGCCAGTATCGAACCATCACTCCCGCTTTGCGTTCAATAATAAGACGTTCTACGGTAAGCTGATCAAAATAGCTGGCAGGACGACCCGTTGGAAAATGACAATAGCCTGGCCCGGGCTCCGTTATCAGAAGTCTCTGCCTGATCGCTTCTTTCGCAGCGTTGACACCGATAAGAACGGGTCGATAACTGCCTCGATAGGCATGATTTCGTCTAGAGTTGTGAACCGGCCAGACTGGCGTCCACTGTCCTCCACGATCGCTCGCCCCCTTAATTGCCCACACATTTCTCCCGGCACGAGCAACAGCGAAACCATAAGCCTCCTGAGTGTTATGCCCGCCGCTATCCACACAGACACCCAAGATTCGCATTTTATGCCCATCTTGACGTCTAAAGGGCGTAAGCAAGAACTTATCTAGCTCATTCCAAACCTCTGGTCGAGCTGGATCACCGTGAAATACACGATAAGCCAGCGACCAAGACTCTTCAAACTGATCCCATCCAACAGCCTCTACCTCGATCCGGCCCTGACTCGGGGTCTGTTTTGACCCCGGATGAACGTCAACTCCAGCCGTAATCACGAGCACGCGGTTCGGAACTTCGTCATAAATCTCCTGTCGAGTGGCAATAGTGCTCGCACTAACCTCACGCGTAGCTTCGATTCGGTACGGCAATCCAAGCTGGGTGTTGTAAAAAGTCTGCTTCGACTCTGGATCCTTCTCTGATTCGATCCATTTTGACGCCAATTCAGCCATCGTCAAGAACGGACTATAGAGCTTCGAGGCAGTCACGCCTGTATGATGGTTCGAAATTGCACGCCTTCCGCAATGAGAGCAGAGGGCATAACCGACTTTGAAGCGATCATCGAACTCCCAAAGTCGATTGGACCTAGGATCTTGTCCTTCCTCACAACAGATGAATGTGGCAGTCTGCCGCCATGTGATATCCTGAAGTGCATCAAGACGCTGCCGCTCTGTCCAAGCTGCGCCGCAGGCTTCGCAGTAGATAGCGGCAGTTTCCGTGGTGTGACGCGATCCTTTCTTCTCCCAATGAACATGACGAAAGAAGTCTAGATCTTGTGCATGGCCGCAATGCGGACATGGGACGTAAGCCTTGCGTTGATCACTCTCAAGATATGACTTATAGATGCGACTTGTTTCTTCCGAAGTCGGTGAACAGGCTCGAATGTGTAGCCGGTTCGAAAAAGTCGAGCCTCTTTCTTCCGCCAGAAGAACCGGATCACCCTCTTTCGTGGTCGCATACTTATCGATTTCATCTAATAGAGTGATTCTAGATGCACGCATCGCAAGGTTCGTCGGGCTACCAGCGGACACAATTGCAACGTGTCCACCCGGAAACCTCTTATAGCCCAGGGTGTTGTCACCTTTTCTCGTTCTAGTGTCACCGACGCGTTCTTTGAGCACCGGTGTTGATTGAAACATCGGCGCCAGACGTTCTTTGGAAAACGCTTCAACCATGTCGTCTTTCGGCTGAACGACGAGTATGGGGCAAGGGTCGAGGTGAATATGCTTCCCGATCACGTTCTCAATGATGGTTGTCTTCATCAGCTGAGTGGCGACCATGATGGTGAGATACACGACACCCGGCTCGTCAGTCGCCAGCATGGGGCCGCGCGCCACCTCCACCCGCCTGGTCTCGAACTGGCCGCCCACCGCTCCAGAGGCCGGACTCAGTCGACGGTAAGCGTCAGCCCACTCCGGCAGCAGCATGTCCGGAGGTGCGAATAGGTTGCGACGGATCGCCGCCTTCACGGCACGGATAAGATTCGTTCGAGATTCAGGCTCGGTGCGCGTTGGTCCATCATCGAAGGGAACAAGAGTCATCAGCCGTCAGCCACCAAACTCGAGCCCGTTTATGAAATCAGGGCGATCTTTCTCGTCTAAGAAATTCTCAAAAGGCTCTTTATCTACTGATAACTCAGCCAACGCGCTGATGCACTCACGCCGAACAGATGTAATGATCTGAGTCTGGTCGTTAATGCCGAGCAGTTCCGGCGCTACGCGCGCTGGTATCGCGAGCAGGCGTGTTCGAACGCTGGCGAGTTGGTCAGCGAGCGTGTACATCACGTCTTCAATCGACACCACTTCTGCACGCCGTTTGCGTAGATCAAGTTCTCGAAGGTCCGCTTGCGCGGCGGTAGCACGCGCTCTCGCCTCATCGTAGTCATTGGGAGCGCGCGGACGCGGACCAGGCAGTTGACGTTGCGCCACCTCGACTTCAGCCTTGCGCAATTTTTCTTGGAGCTGGTCAATGATTGGCTGCATCGCCTTACGTTGAAGTTCTTTTGCACCGTCGCGTGCACGACCCATCACCCACTGATACACGTCATAGGTGTTGAGCTTAATTTGATCAGCAGGAACATTAGTTAAATCGGAGTGTGGCGGACATTCGACAACCGGACAGCCAGCCCGAATCATATCACGAAGATCACCAGCGGTACGACCGAGCATTTTCGCGGCAGTATCAAACGAAATGTCGACGCCGAGTCCTTGTGCGTTCTTATGAATTG